GCCAGGCCAGCATGACTCGCGAGCTACAGCGCCGTTAGTCTTGGCCTTTTACAGAGCAACAACTGCTCAGGCTTAGGTCTACAAGCCTTTTGCCCATAAGGAGCCTCCATGAGCGGACGCAAGAATTTTCTTCCTCCATACCCTACACTTTCAGCTGCTAGCATGGCCGTTGAACAAATCTCGTTAATTACAGCTATAACCGAGCTTGATAATATATCAATGCAAGCCAATTTTACAGGCACTCCAGCAGGAACCCTAACAATTGAGGGGAGTCTGGACGAAACTACGTGGAATGCGATAATCACGCTTCCAATTTCCGTAGCTGGGTCTGAGCTTTTTGACATGAATCTCCTATCCTTTCCGTATATTCGATCTCACTTTGTTCCTAGTACAGGTTCAGTAGGTTCTCTAACTGTACTGGTCAGTGGAAAGATGGTGTAAGTTATGGGTTATCTTAGATATCCATCCAGTGGCTCTGGTATACCGGTAAATACGCCCGGTACTAATAATATTGCGATTGGCAGTTCTTCACTAAGCGCTGTGACCACAGGAGCTAGCAATATCTTTATAGGCTCTGGGGCGGGTGCTCTCACATCTACTGGTAGTGATAATGTTGGTATCGGTGTTGGTGCATTATTTCAGAATGGTACGGGTTTTGAGAATGTCGGCATAGGTTCGAATGCTTTAAGATACAATACAATTGGTACTTATAACGTTGCGGTTGGTTTTAAAGCGATGCAGGCCAATACGACTGGTATTCAGAATACTGCTTTAGGTTTTGAAGCGTTATGGAACAATACAACCGGTAACAGCAACGTTGCGATAGGCTCGGCGTTACTTTCTAATACAACGGGCTATGCGAATATCGGTATCGGTTTTCTAGCTTTAGGTTTAAATACCACTGGGCCAGGTCATACAGCTATAGGTTACGGTGCACTTTACAATACCAATGCTCCAAGTCCTAACGTTGCTATTGGATATGAGACCTTATACTCAAACACAACTGGTGGTGCTAATACTGCATTAAACTATCAAGCACTATACTCCACAACGACGGGTACAGATAACCAGGCGATTGGATATCAATCACTTTTAAGCAACACCACAGGAACCAGCAACATTGCAATAGGTACTTGGGCGCTTCACTTCAACACAACTGGCGGTAGTAACGTCGCTATAGGACAAGGTGCTTTACAGTCAAGTACGACGAGTTCGTCAAGTATCGCTATTGGAAATAATGCGTTAAACACAGCCACTACTGGAGGTCCCAATATAGCCATTGGTACAGCAGCTCTAACTAATCTCACTACCGGTTCTCACAACACAGCAGTTGGGACCAATGTATTGTTGAATAACATTGATGGCAGTTGGAATCAGGCATTTGGTGATAATGCTCTTGCTGCCAATACCCATGGGAATTATAACGTTGCAGTAGGTTATGTATCTTTAACCAATAACACTACAGGAGTTTTAAATGTTGCTTTTGGCAATTACTCTTTGAATGCTAATACGACCGGTACAGGCAACACAGCTATAGGACATGGGGCATTATACTTAAATAATGTAGGAACGGGTAACATAGCTTTAGGTTATACCGCTGGATATAACGAAACAGGATCTAATCAATTTTATGTTAATAACGTAGTGCAGTCTGGTATAGCTGGTGATAGAGCCTACTCTTTAATGTGGGGAACTCTAGCCACTGGTCCTGGCACAGTATCTGGGCAGCAGTTAACAATAAACGGTGTTGTAACACTAGGGTCTGCGAGCGCTACTCCCCAACATGCAATCAATACTGCAACCGCCGCTGCTGCATCGGGTGTTGGCACTATAACAAATCTGCCTGCGGGTTACAGTGGAAATCCTACGGGGTATATCCAGTGCACAATTAATGGCGGAACTCACGTAATCCCCTACTGGTAAGAGGTTTTCATGCGTGTAAATAATATGCAATTCGTGAGCGCCCAGCCCATGAATATCAGCTTTTTCAGTCAGCCCATACAACTTAATCAAGTCCTAGGCTTCAGCATCCAGGCTCAAATTACTGGCACTCCGACCGGCACAATCTTCCTTCAGGCTTCCACAGACTCCAACACTCCCCTAGCCACATTAGCTCCCGATAGCCCGACCCTGCCCACGAATTGGGATACTGTGGTTGATTCCCCGTTCAGTGTAACGGAAGCTGGTACTTGCACATGGAACCACCAGCAAACCATGTTTAATTGGGTTCGAATCGGTTACACGGACTTGTCCAGCGGCGCTAGTACTGCTACCGTAAGCGCTAGGATTAACACCAAGGGGTTTTAAATGTGGTACGTGTCTAAGATATCCAATGCGACCCACAATGTGGAAATTTGCCGTCATAGCGGAGAAAAGGTGGGCTTTGTAGTACCAGCCGAATTCCAATCCCACGACAAAAAGCTTAAATACATCGCCAGCCAAATGGATGTTCAGGAGGTGCGCTTAAGCCACACTGTTGCAGTGCCTACACTACGATTTAAAGGTCTTATAGCGGGGCTAATCATTGAATCGGCAGCTCTCGTATCAATTGTTATTTGGAGGCTATTTTAATGAGTACCCAGTATCGGGATCTGCCTGCTTACGGCTTCTATACCTGGAAGGCTCCCGTAGACACACTAGCCCAACTCCCCACTACCAATAATTCTGATGGTGATGTCAGAGTTGTTACAGCAACTGATATGATTTATGTATGGGACGCGGCTACCAGTACATGGAACGTGCTATTGAGTCCTCCTACTGGAGTGTCCAGTCTCAATGGTGAAACTGGTGCATTAACACTAACTGCAGGGACAGGAATTTCAATTACTACTCCCACGGCCAGCACAATTCAGATAAGTTCTAGTAACACACTTTCATTTATTGATAGTTTGGTGAATATCTCTGGGAATGTTAGCTTAGTTAACGATACTGCAACACCGGGTGCAACAAGCTATTACGGAACTAACAGCTCTTCAGTGTTAGGCTATTATTCCCTACCATCCGCTTTGAATGGTGTTTATTTGAGGCTTGACGGTACTAACTCTCCCTCCGCCGCCGTTGATTGGGGCAACCAAAATTTATCAGACATTAACACGTTGAGCGTTAACACAAGCGGAACAATTGGCACTAATACTAGCGCGGGCGGAGGAACCCATACTGGTACACTGACTGTAGCTGGTATGACTCTTGGGTTCTTGACATCGTCTACTGATTATGTGTCTTCATCGGAGAATTTATCCGCACTCTCTGGACGATCCTTATATTTTACCACCTACCCAAACGCATTCTTAGGGATTCCCGCAAGTGGGGTAGCTGCTGGGTCAGTAACTGTGACACCGGGTTATTCAAATATATCAACCCTAGCTCCTCAGATCTCAATCACTGGTGCAGTTAACTATGGCTCGGGTCAGGCGGGAACAATCGCCATACAGGCCGGTCGCAATCTAAGCGCTGGGGGTGGGAATGGGGGTCTAGTTCAAATTACGCCTGGTCGTAGCCAGAATAGCCCTGGTCCAACGAATTCCGGTCAAGTAATTATATATTCCAACGGAGTGAACGGGATAAACTACGGTTCGCAATATGCAGCTATTACAGTAGACGGCTATGCGAATACGATTCTTGGCCCTGTAGGATCTGCCCAAGATATACTACTACCCACAGGAGCGATATCTGGATTTTTATACCTTAAAAGTATGAACGGAGTTCCGTCTGGAACACCATCAGCAATATACACTGGGTCGTTGCCTTTCACCTACGATGCGACGGATAACGTCTTATACGCGTATCGCGGAAGCTCTTGGACAGCCATTACCTCCGCTCCCGGCACGTTTGTCACATCTGTTGGATTAAGCCTACCTGCATCTGTATTCTCAGTGACAAACAGCCCGGTTACGACCAATGGTACCTTAACCGGCTCCTTCCAGACTCAAATTGCCAATACAGTCTTTGCGGGTCCAAGCAGCGGGTCAGCAGCGACGCCCACTTTCAGAGCTTTAACAACCACAGACGTACCAGACCTTTCAGGAACCTATGTTACACAATCCGAAGTTGGCGCAGCTAGTGGTGTGTGCCCATTAAACGCCTCGAGTAAAATCCCCGCAACCTACCTTCCCAATAACATTTTAGAATATCAAGGAGTCTGGAATCCCTCCACTAACACCCCGGCTTTATCTGATAGTTCGGGGACAGCAGGTAATGTGTATTGGGTCTCAACAGCTTACGCGGGACCTATTCCCGGACTTTCTAACTCCTCAATGGTCAACTTTCAAGTAGGTGACTTGGTACTGTATAATGGCACCCAGTGGGAATTAACTACCCCAGCAGTGGGTGTACAGAGTGTTAATGGGTCTCAAGGTGTTGTAACGGTAAACGCCATTAATCAGCTCACCGGAGACGTGACAGCCGGTCCAGCCAGTGGGTCCCAGTCTCAAGTAGCAACTCTCACTACAGTTAACTCTAACACCGGCTCTTTCGGTTCTAGCACGGCTATACCGAACTTTACTGTTAATGCTAAGGGATTAATCACAGCAGCTGGCACAAGTGCGGTTGTGGCTCCTGCGGGAACTCTGTCAGGTACGACTTTAAACTCCACCATAGTTTCATCGTCTCTTACCAGTGTTGGTACTATTTCAACTGGTATCTGGAACGGTACTACAATAGCTGTCGCTAATGGTGGAACAGGCACAACCACGGCCTTTACAACTGGTAGCATTGTATTCGCTGATGGAGGTGGAGTCTATACCCAAGATAATGCTAATCTATTCTATGACGCCGCCAACGCGGGATTATCTGTGGGTAGTGCTTCGGTTGGTACGTCCTTAAATAGCGTAAATTATAATTCCCGCCTAAAAATTCATAATCAAGACGCTACAAATTTGATGGAATTTACAGTAGGACGGAATTCGAACACAGCCACATCCGGCTCCTTGTCTTCATTTTTAAGGTCTAGGGGTACCGAAGCTTCACCAACTCTAGTTCAAACTGGCGACATGATACACGCTAAAGGATTCTGGGCATACGATGGTTCGACCTACCGCCAAGCGGCCCAGTTAGAGTCAGATGTAACTGACCCATCTCCCAGCTCCTCCAGCATGGCTGGTAACTTGAAGATAATGACTACTCCAGTAGGCTCTATTACACCTGTGGTAGGCTTAACTGTGAATAGTGACCAATCTACGACTTTCGCAGGTGCTGTTAAATATAGTACTTACGTAATGAGCCCCTCCGAGTATAATGCGGGAAATAGTTCTACCACTATAACAGTAGATTTATCAAAAGGCTCCTCTCAACTAATAAGTATGACTGGAAACTGCACAGTAACTTTGAGCAACGCAGTAGCAGGCGGCTCATATGTTTTACGTTGCGTAAACACAAGCGGTTCAGCTTACACAATAACGACAACGGGCAGTGGTACAACCACATGGATGAATTCATCATCAGTAGCCCCAGCAGCAATTCCAGCTACAACTGGGGTACTCTTAGTGAACATTTACGCTTCTACAAGCAGTTCATTTTTTGTAAGTTTTGTCGGAAACTATTTGGCGTAATATGGGTTTAATTAGCACAACTCCACTAGCAATGAGACAAGGCGACTACGTTAGTAGAATTGTAGGAACTCAGTCAGGAGGGTCAACAGCTAATGGGACAGCTGCGTTATCTGTATCAGTGAGCTCCCCTCGCGCGCTCCTGTGTGATTCCGTAGGTAACCTTTACATATCCAATTCAGGATATAGCATTATTCAAATGATCCCCAAAGTAACTGGGACGTACTGGGGCATCTCCATGACAGGTGGTAGTGCGTACACTATTGCAGGTACACTGTCTCAGGCTGGTAATTCTGGTAATAATGGATTGGCGACAAACGCTAAAATATACGCGCCTCTGGCGTTTGTCGGGGATACCGGCTCCAATCTGTATTTTACAGATTCTGGGGCTAATACTATACGCGCAATTTCTAGAACTACTGGAAATTATCTAATAGGAGTCACGTCACTGGGGGTTAATATTCCAACTACAGCAAACTATATTTACGGGTGCGTAAACGTTACCGGATCTTCTGGACGCTCTGTTGATGGGGTATCACTTGCTAACTTTAATACGAATTCATTGTCGGGGTGTGCGATTGATACTGCTGGTAACTTACTTTTTGTCGACTTGGGCAACTATCGTGTAGTTTGTGGGTGCCAAACAACAGGCACCTATTATGGCGTTTCGATGACTGCGAATAACGGTTACACTATTATAGGAAGCAGCTCGGGTACTGCTGGGTCTTTCTCTAACGGTGCGTCCCCATTAGGGAATATATTAGGGAGTATCTCAGCCATTTGGGTGGATACACAAAATAATATTTATTTGAGTGACTTAACCAACGACTACGTTAGTGTGTTGTCTGCCGTAACTGCGACTCAGTGGGGAGTGTCCATGACTGCGAGGAAAATGTATAAAATTGCGGGGACTGGAACTTATAACGATACTGGTAGTGGTGGTCTTGCAGTTAACGCTACATTTAAACATATTCAAAGTATTGTCCAAGATGGGCGTGGTAATATTTGCCTTGCAGATCTAACTTCGTCTAAAATAAAAGTAATCTCCGCACACACTGCCACGTGTTACAAGATTCCAATGAAGCCCAACTACATATACGATATAGTTGGAATCACAAACATTGGAAATGGCACCACTCCTCCTACTAACTACATTATAGGCACAGTTATGGCGATGGGTTCACCAATCACTTTAGCGTGGAATTCTAGTAACAACACGTTGGTGTACGCTGATACCGGTACTTCTTTAATCGGACAAATTCTAGTGGAGTAACTCATGACAGTCCCGTCGATCCAAAAAGATATAAGCGAAATAAAAGAGATCTTGGCCCGACAAGAAGAGGTGCTTAAAGACCATATACGACGCACCGAACTGCTAGAAGTTATGGTTCTACCGATCCAACGCCGCGTGTACATGCTTGAGGGAGTAATGTACTTTCTGAGCAGTGTTGGCGTTGGCTCTCTAATTATTTATCTGTTGAGCAAAGTATGGCACTAATACATCACATTAATACAGGCTGTTGCGAAAAATGTGCTCAAATCTTCGACCGCTATCCAGACTTCCATCCAGGCCTACGCGCTTGGTTCACCCAGCTCCAAAAAATGCATCCTGAAGCGCATATATCCTGGGCTGGACGCGGTAAAGAGGACCAGGAGCGCTTCTGCGACTTAGGTAAATCTAATGCTCATTATGGCCAGTCTGCTCACAACTTCAATGCGGCTATTGACTTATTTAAGCTTACCCAGCTTGGAGCTGACTTTGACCGTTATTGGTTTAGAGATATTGTTGGCGTGGCCGTCATCAACTACAACGCGGACCCGGGTAAAGAGCTGACGCTGGAGTGGTACGGTATGCCTCACGCCAAGTACTTCGAGCTTCCGCATATCGAAGATCACGACTGGAAGGCCCTACAGCGAGCGGGGAAGCTCAAACTGGTAGAGTGACATAGACCAAGCCCTCGGCGTGCGTCCTTGGGCATTATACGAGGTTTTATGATGCATGACAAAAAGACCAATATAATCAAAGACCTGAAGATAATACGAATCCAAGAGCGATGTATGCACGAGTCCAATGATTTGATTAAACACTTGGAATCCTTGCTGAATAAGGTGGAAAGAGACACAGAAATATGTGAGGATGAGCGCTTGGATACAGCGTCTGGGTTGGAGGAAATACTATCTGAGATTAAGACCATCAGCGCATACACGGATAACAGAACGTGCCTAACGGTAGTTAGTGGACGAAAGAACGCAGAAGGAGATATTGACCTATGGTTCGACTGCTAGCCGTTGCGGTCAGCACTATCGATTTCGTAGACTAGATTTTATTTCAGCCGGAGATTCCTTAATCGTGAATTTGGCGTTGCTCTCCGTTATTGCGGTCAGTCTGTTGAACAAATCATCGATGTCTTTATATCGGTTATCTCTAACTGAGTTATCAGTATACACCCAAATAATCTGTCGTTTTAAGTCTATGAACACTCTAGTTACGTAATCTCTCATGTTCAGTCCCACCATCCTCTTATATGTCGTTGAATATGTTTGAGTAAATAGGCATAATCTTGTTTTAATAAATACTCCTCGTGTGCAACCATATGCCGCAGTGCTTCATGATATTCAGCTTCCATCAGGGTGTCCGTGATCTTTGCACACGTTAAGTGCCCGTCTTTTAGAACAAGCTCACCGAATGTACGGGTTATTAGCTCTTCATCGTAATCCGTATACTCATTGTCTAGAATACGCTGAATAAGCTTCTCGGCTATCCAAATCTCTCTTCCCACCCGATGGGCATCCGTAATAAGTCGATTCTTCACAATGCATTTTCTAGTTCGGCTTAGCTTGTATTGAAGCAGTTTTAATACAAAGTGATAATCCCAATCCTCATCATCCCATAGGAGTCTGGCGTACTGACTCACCTTAGTCAGCCATCTTACGCATTTCCTTAAGAGTTTCATAGTCAATCTGTATCTGCTGTTTTTGGCACACTCTACAACGTCTCTTACGATACCACAGAATTTTACACCGTGATTGAAAAGGCTCAGACCACGGTGACCACCAGCATGTCAGCCAATGTAGTTTATTCATAAAACTGCGAGGCGGTCGCGACTCCACCCGCTCTCGTGACACCAGGCTGCCCTGCCTGCGATTATCTTTACGACCGTAGCGTGTCATCCTAGTCTCCTACACGAGAGTCACTATAGGTTCTGTACGTCTCCAGTGCCGACTATCCCCGCACCAGCGGGGGTCCATCACAGCTTCCCGTACTGCCGCAGCTTTATGATTTCCGAGTAATATCTGTAAGCCTTGAAAGACCATTCTTAGCTAACTTGCGTTCTAACAGACTCTTACAGAAATTACTCAGTAGCGTTACCACCAACCACCACTATTTCCCTCTCCACGCCCAGAAGCGCCCTCGGCACTCTCCAATCGCTCGATTTCCTGTCGCTCCATTTCATCAACTTGAGCTGCAAACCACTCTTTCGTGCCCCACTTCGGCTTATCGGGCTCCTGGCTATTCGCCCAAGCCATGGTCTCCCTGAACGCATATAAAGCCGAGTCTAATATATCCGAGTGGAACCTATCACTAACCACTATGCGCTCACTTGTCGACTTCTCGCGGTCTATCTCTACAAGCATTGACTCTTCCGCAAATCGGCTATTCACTCTCGCTTTGAAGTGACCAGTCCTTAGAGCATCATCCAGCAGAGCCATGTTTTCCATCTTGCGCGTTTTCTCAGCACTAATCAAGGGAATGTGGTGACGGCGTGTTAGCTCTTCCGATATTTTCCTTCCCAATCCGCCGGTATCCATTACTATCTTAGAAACATTATAGCGATTTCGCAGGTACTGAATATTCTGCATCAACGATGTGATATCGGCTTTAGCTACTATAACCTCTTCAACCAAGTAAACACAATGTGTGGCGTCTGATGCGGCCAGCACACACAGAGCATCTGAGTCTTCAAATCCAATGTCAACTCCCATAGTGTAGGTGTACGCTCCGGGAGGCATCGTGGTGTAGTCATTTTTAGTTTCTGACCAGTGTAAAAGAAGCGCATCAGAGTCCAGGACCCATTTTCCGCACCACTCTCTTTGTATAGAGGGATGATTTATGGTGACTCCTCTACGCTTAAGCTCGCGATCTAGAAGCTGCTGATGAGTCTTGCCCGATTTCTGGGCTATAAAAGGATTGTTAAAAAAAGACCACTCGTGGTGTGTAAATTCTTTTGAACGACACGACTCAAAAAAGAAGCCAGTAGGAACCGGCCCAGGCGTCCCGATTAGTCTAAGTACTCCGTTGTAATCCATTAGCGCTGGGGCTAGAATGTCGTCAATAAGTTCTCGTATATGTGCCCGGAATGATTGACTTTCATCAATATACACTTTTTTAAAGGGGAGCCCTCTGAGCTTCTCAGTTTCCTCAGAATCTTTAGCACCAGACAGTTGAATCTGAGAATCATTAGGAAACGTTATAGTCAAATCAGTGTTATTGAATTTACCACCTAATCCAAAGTCTCTGTTTATTTGTTTTAGTATTGGCCAAACGATACGCTTTGTGTTCTTGCGGGATAGGGTTATATAGGCTGACACAGTGTCCGGATTCTTAAGGCAGGTGTCTATCAAATCAGACGCGCAGGCTACAGTCTTTCCCGCACGACGTGAACATAGAGCGGTAGAAAATGGATGTGGATCATTAACGAAAGCTAGTTGTTCGGCAAACAAGTATTGAGCGATATCAAATACCGGCTTCTCACTCTCCGCCGCTTGTTTTTTCCGCTTCCTTTGTAATAACTCTTGCTGCGCTTGACGCCCTTGCAACACGTTTCTTCCTCCTTAGGAACTTCTCCAATTCCTCATCCGACAGCTTAGCCAACGCCTGGTCATCTTGGTGACTAATTTCTTTCAGGAGCCGGAGGTATGCGACTAGATCGCGACTTTCACTAACTTCTAGCTTTTTAGAGGCAGAGATTTGTAGGAGGTAATCAATCTCCCGACGCATAACTTCGATTGCTTGAGACGACAGGTCATCCAGATTAGTGTCTTCGACAGTGGTGTACAGAGGCTCTTCTACCTTCGGCTCCCGAACAATAATTTTACGATTCTTGGCATCAGGCGGATTGTCAAAAATCTGAATTGTCTTTTTTGGATCTCGCTCCATAGATACACATTCTCGACAATAGAATTACTTCACCTTAGCATATTCGGATATCACCTAGTCTGTGCCCGCTGCATCTGGGTACAGCTCGAAAACCTGGATATTGTTAAACGGAATAATCGCATTGGATCCCTTGTAGAGCAGCTCAATACCATGCTGTGTGTAAATAAGCTTCATCCCAGGAAATCGATCCGTAGAAACAAGACGCTGCAAATCGAACTTACCCAAAAGAGAAATCGGCTCCCTAAGCAATACTGACTTCACTGGGTTGTTGTATTTTAACATCGGCTTCTTTCTCCTTTTTAATTAGTTTCCCGGCTTCGGCATCTAGAACCTTAAGCCTAGCTTCAATTTTTTCCATTTGGTCGAAATTACACTCGTTGTGGTAGTGCAGCTGCCCTAACAGGCCACACAGAGAAGTGAACTCCTGTTGCAGCTCTGCGAGTGTTGGTTTTTTTTCACTATCCATTATCGTTTCCTCCTAATACAGCGAAGGGATTAAAATGAAGTCCTCTGCATTGTTTAATAAGACGCTCTCCCACTCTAGTTAAAATAGTAACCCATTTTACCGGGCCTAAGGACTTTAGCAATGCTTTAGCTACTCCAAGTTTTCTCCACGCAGTTTTAACAAAAATAAAGTGCAGTATTCCCCGTTGGTCGCCAAGCGCGTAACCAATTATACACTCAGGGTCATCCGGCAAACAGGCTATTTTTAGCACAGCGGTGGGCGACTCTAACAAATTCGTAACTATTTGGTGATAGTTTGACATGAACTCCGCTTTAGGTATAAGGCTCATTTGGGGACAGCCATAATAAACCCCTCGCAACATAGTCGCATATACGAATGTGCGATCTTCCGGTGTTCCCTCTCTTAGACTAATAACTGTATCTAACTTATCCAACATCTTAGCCCTCACTTTACGGATCTCTTTCGCTACGAACCCGAGTCCGATATGATGTTTTTTAGCGATTTCTGTATTCTCTCTACCCTCTGAGTGCTCTTTCCAGATATACCGCTGTTTAGCACATAAAAAAGAATTCTCAAAAAGGAACTGACCTGCTCTTTCGTAGTATGCCTGCTGTGCCCCGAACACGTCCGATTCCACTCGGTAGAACCTTGTGCTATCATAATGCTGCAGCATGGCGCAATCCCCAGGCAGTTCAATGTCTTTAAAACCGGACTTGGCGAGTTTCCCGTACCACTGTTGTTTGAGTTTTTTAAATTCCGGGTTTTCATATTTAAGAGATTTGGGTCGAGGCATTTGGCACCGCCGCTACAGGAGTGGCTACTGGTGATTGCTGTGCCTTCCTAGCCGCTTCCAGGACGTCGTAGGCGACCTCGTTGGCTTGAAGCTTCATGATTGACTTTACGAAGTATCGCACTGGCTTCTTGACGCACTGCGCAGGTAAATGCATTATACCCGTAGACACCGCAAACCTGCAGTTAACGGAATCGCCAGGCAACCCGTGAGCCTTAACGCTGTTCATGAGCGCCTCAAAAGCTGCGGGGGTACGAGGTAACTCAGTTGGCAGGAATGCCTTCAACCTGAGTAAAAAATATTTTATAAAAGTAACAATGTTAGCAATCTTTGATTTCATCTATCCTCCTATTAATAAACATGGTCATTTTGGCTTAACTATTTGATTAGTTGTTATAATCATTACTAAATTGTCAAAAAAGTTGACACTTACTTAATTTATCTCTCTTTTACCAGGAATCAAGTACTTACCCCATGTTTTTGTGTCAAAAAAGTTGACAGTATAATTTCTTTAATTATTGCCATGGTTTACTTTTTTTAATCCCAAAATATCACCATGTTTTTAGTATACGCGAAAAAAAAGGAAGGTTGTAACAGTGGAACACTACCTATAAGCCCAAAACCAGATAGCGCCACTAGACTTGTTAAAAATAACGTAAAGAGCGCTGGCGCACTTGTTGCATGGTAAGGGCTTCGACTGGAGGCTGTATGTGGAATCGACTAATTGCAATTTACATGATCGCGCTACCACTAATAGTGGGCTTCATGACTTACCAATGGCTTATCACCCGTTGGAAATATCAAGAGGCTATGTCCTATTATGAAGCTGCTCGCGAACGGCTGGAAAGTGACGTTCGAACTAGAACCCATAAGATAGATCCGATTTTTAGCTGTCGTCTAAAACACTGATAAGTAAAGGCTTTTTATGTCTAGGAATCGTACGACTGTAAAAAAGATAATCGAAACTCCTAAGTTGCCTAAACAGTTAGTTAAACACCCAAAATTCACTCTATTTGAGCATTCTATGAATCAAAGTTCAACAAGTAATTTACTCTATTTCACCCAATTTCAGATGAAGAGAAGCTGGCACAAATACTGCAAGTAAAGCTGGTATGTGGCTTACAATAGACAAAATAGAATCCTCCTACGGGACTCAAACAGAATGGTTATTCGCTAATGCTAAAGCTGGGAACTTGAGAATTATCAGAGTTATGGGTAGAGTCCATTTTAATGACTACGAAGTTGAGCTGTTACTGGAGGTGGAGGCTCAAAAAGCGTTACAGCAGCTTTCTGAAATTAACCAGATACGGAAAGTGGAGGACTAATGACTCAGTGGTGCCACAGATGCCACGGGGACGGGCGTAAACATAGAATTCACCGTGTTGGCTGTTTACGTTGCCTGTGTGCAGAGCAGAAGCGAGTGCTCGTCCCTTTTGAAGATTGGGTCTTGTTACGAAATACACGTGAGGAAGAGATTATCAAGGCTAAACAGAGTCCTTGGATACGGTGGTGGTTAAAACCAACTGAATGAGGTTACTATGAGAGTCCCTGATAAAAGAGCCGGAGTATGGGATTGGGAAAAAGAGCTATGTGATCTGATAGACGAAGCCGTTGATCGTCCCCGTAAAAAGCTCGAAATTACGGAAGAGATCATAAATTTAGTAGAGGATATAATTTTCACGGCTTATTACAAAGGGCGTGGATTAACCAAAGGACAAGACAGATGACACAGCTAGAGTATGACAAATTGAGCATAGGGGACATCATTTATGATGATTTCGATTTATGGATTGTCACGGACTCTGCACTTAAAGCGGCAATTCAAGTGGACAGCGGATTCTCCGATTCTCGTTTTATTGGCACTGAGCTAAGGCTTCCCAAATCTCTTATGCTAATGGCATCTTGGCATGTTGGGTTTTTGGAAACAGCTCCCTATCAGATTGAGTTGGTTCCGGGAAGCTACGAAGAAGCAGAGCCCACGTGCAAGTGTCAGGGGCCAGACATCAGCTCGCATTCGTCCGACTGTTCCTGGAAAAAGTGGAATGATAAAAGAAGAGCAACTTGGGGCTTGCAAAAATAATTAAGATGTGGTACAGTTTATAAATGGGAGGAAATATGGTGTACAATTTTATGGGTCTGATGTTTTTGGGTATTTTTATCGTAGGATGCGGACAAAGTGGGACTACGGCTTTTGTTACTAATCCCCCAGAATGTACCACCACTGTGGTAGCTTCTGGGATTCAGGTTAGCTGCTTGGGTAATGACCCAGTAATAGTGCCAAACGGCGCTACAGGGGCTACAGGGGCTCAAGGATTGACGGGAGCTGCTGGGCCTATGGGTCCCCAAGGACCGCAGGGTCCGCAGGGCGCTACAGGCGCTACAGGCGCTACAGGCGCTACAGGCGCTACAGGCGCTACAGGCGCTACAGGCGCTAATGGACAGGATGGAGCAGTAGGTCCGCAAGGTCCTCAAGGCATTGCTGGGGTGGATGGAGCTAATGGCACTAACGGTCAAGATGGGGCTGTTGGTCCTCAGGGAACACCCGGGACTGATGGTAAGGACGCTACTCCAGTCACAACCGTGCAGTTTTGTCCGAACGTGACCCCCACATATCCCACGACATTCCCGGAATATGGAATTTGTGTTGGGGGGAATCTATATGCTGTTTACTCAGCGAATGACGGGTTTTTAGCCCTGATTCCTCCTGGGGTATATGCCAGCAATGCGATAAACTCTTCATGCGATTTTACTGTGCTAGCGAATTGTCAAATTAGTGAGTGAGGTGCATATGAGTGTTACGCTCAAGAAAAAGCTCAAATATGTGGTCAGTATCTTTATTAGAAGCTACCTGCTTGGAGTGATAATTGGGTGTACGGTGGTAGCCTGTATGAAATTGGTGGGTGTATGAAAAAAGCAAAGAAAAGAAATAATTCGCCTGAATTGTTAAGTCAATTATTTTATGCCGCCAAGTTTACGAATGAGGAGACTAAACGTATATTGTTAGGTTGCTATCACGTAGACACTGTGTACCAGCTCACTATGGAAGACTTAAATGAAGCTATTGATACTGTTGCTTGGATTTTACGTGCTAGTAACCCTACAAAGCTCGAAGAAATTATGGCGGTGGGGAAATGAAAACTGTAGATTTAACGCAGAATAGTAAAGATTGGTTTGCGTGGAGAAAGAAGGGGCTAGGGGCCAGTGATGCTCCAATCGTTATGAATGACAGTCCATGGACAAGTCGCTTCATGCTTTGGGCGATGAAGACCGATTTGTTACAGGCTCCTGAGCCAGAGATTTATTCAGCAGTGGCGATGAGGCGAGGTCATGATTTGGAACCAATCGCACGAGCCGCTTACATGAAGCAGACCGGAATTCTGATGACACCCATCACTGGAATTCACGACGAACATGAGTTTATCAGGGCTTCGTTGGATGGGTTTAATGAAGATGAGTCTAAAATTCTTGAAATCAAATGCCCAAGTAAGGCGGATCACGCTCAAGCAAAGAAGGGAAAAACACCTAGTAAGTATCATGCCCAGTTGCAACATCAATACTTGGTTACAGGCGCTAAGAGCTTGGATTATTATTCGTTCGATGGGTCCAGCGGAGTTATAGTTTCCGTTCCTTCGGATGAGGAGTACCAGAAGAAGTTGCTGACTGAGCTTTTGAAATTTTGGGAGTTGATAGAAAGTCGCACTCCCCCGGAGATTGACCCTGAAGAGCTTGTAAAGATCGTAAAAGCTACTGAGAGCCAAGTTAGAAAACTCACTGGCTCCGTAAGCGCTCTTACTATTATTGCAGGGAACTTATTTAATCAAAAATATGGAATAACTAAAAAAGGAGAATAAAATGGCAGGTAACTTTAATTTCGATTGGGCTTCAGTGACTAAAGCAAGTCTGGACGATCTGGAAGGTCAAGGTAAGAAGCTAGAACCTGGTGAACACGACGCAACGATCACTGATATCAGAGCAGCCAATACAAAAAATGGCGCTTTTGGAGTGACTCTCACTTATGCAGTTGACAACAGCAGTTCTACGATCAAGGAGTTCATCTGCATGACCACTAAGGCTGGTGCTGCTATGCCCTGGGGCCCTTCCAAGTTGAAGCGTCGCATGATGAACGCGGGGTTGACTGCAGAGCAGATCACAAACTTCCGATATCCGTCTAAAGAGACTGAGCTGGCTGATTTTAAGTTAATGCTGGATGCGAAAGTTATCATAACAGTTGATAATGAGGAGATCAAGGACGGCCTTCACAAAGGCAAAAGTTTTCCCCGCGTGCAGAAAGTGTTCCCAAGAGGAGAGCAAAAGTAAATAAATGGACTACACGACTGAAATAGTCACCTCTCTCTCTCGGTTCCAAGAGATAACCGAGAATGCACCGACCCGGGTAGTAGCCGACGTCGAGACAAAGGGGGAGTTGGATGTAGCTGGGATTCTACTCGGCATAGCCCTGGCTTTTAGACGTGCCAACTCCCCCAACGTTATAACATCTTTGTACGTTCCCTTTTACGAATATGATTTACTCACCCAAAATCTCACCCCCGCCGATGCGACCGGTATGCTCGGCGGGGTAACCTCCTTCTTGCAAGGGAGGGAGCTGATTGGGCATCAGGTTGAGTACGATAGAATGTGGATTGACGCAAAGTTTGGACTCAGCACGAAGTGGCATGCGGATACGCGAAAGATGTGGCACCTATCGGATGATACAGATGCGAAACATGGCTTTGGCTTAAAAATGGCTCAAACTGAACTGCTGGGATGGGCTGAAACAAATGCAGCAGCTCTTGAAAAAGAAGTGGAGGAGCGTGGTGGAAAACTTTCTAATGGGGATCATTACCTTGCTAGTAGTGACACTCTCGCTTATTATGCTTGTTTGGATGTTGTCAGCACTCTGCAGTTGTATGAACGACTTGTGCCGTTTTTTGAAAAAAACGATTACTGGACTTTTCTTCAGTGGCGACAAGATTATCACCAAATCCTTACCGAAGCCACTCGGACCGGGATGCGAGTTGATGTTTCCGCTCTGCTCGATGCCAAGGAAACGCTCACGGTCAAATGCGAAAACTCAGAAAAGGAAATCCGGAAGACGTGTCCTAAAGAAATTGAAGCCCTAGAGGAATGCTGGGCAGAGGAGAAGGCTCTTGCGTATAAAACAGAAAAATTCGCAAACGCTCATAGGCAAGATAAGGAAAAATGGCGAAAGTTCAATCCGAACTCAGGGGACCAGCGTAGTCAATTGCTGTACGGAATGCTTGGACTGCCAGTTAAAGGAACTACTCCAACTGGCAAACCAAAGTCGGACAGAGATACTATCGCAAGCCTTAACCATCCAGCCGCGCGAGCTTTTGTTACTTTGTCAGAAGACCGAAAAATCTTGCAGTTTACTGAAGGGTACCTTGAGTCTTTGCGGGCTCACACTGATGGAACGTATACTATCCATTTTCCGTATAATACTTCAGCCACAGTATCCGATCGCCTTGGCGGATTCAAACCGTACTGCCTTAACATGCCATTCTCAGAAGAAAGTGTGATGAAGGCTTTTCAGCTCCCTGAGGGATACGTTGGGATACATGCTGATTTGGCCGCCATTGAGCCTTGCTTAATCGCGGCATACTCGGAGGACCCTACGCTACTCAAGGTACACAGGGACGGTTTAGGAGACGTTTATTTGGATTTGGCGCTGTCTGTGTTCCCGGAGAACGAGGCCTTAAAACTATTCTACGACCCTATGAAGCCCTGTTCGGCTGAAATTAAGAAGAAGTTTAAGGATATACGGGCCATGTGCAAGATTGTTCATTTGGCTGTGGGCTACACGGGAACGGCCTTTACAATACACAGAAATCTGAATAAAGTCGGACATGAGATATCGCTAGATGACGCAGCCTATTTGGTGAATAAATATTGGGAGAAATTTGACTTGGTTGCGAAGTTTAACAGCAAACTCAAGGCTTTGCACAATAAACAAGGCTATTTAAGAAACATCTTAGGTCGGATTATACGGGTTCCAAAAAGGTACGAGAAGGATACGATGAACCGGTTTATCCAATCGGGTGGGCATGATTGTTTGACGGCATGGGTTATGGGGATTGATGAGCGCCGACGAGCGATGCAACATATTGGAATGTTTCCAGTACTTGTTGATTTGCATGATGCTACAGGATGGGCGGTAAAGGAAGAGTATTATGATGAAGCTAGACGAATTTTTGACTTGAGTTTAGCGGAACTTAATGATAGACTAAAATTACCGGTAACGCTCAAAGTTGAAACAAAAAAGTACAGAACGTTGCACGGATTAAAAGGAGATGAAGAATGAAAAAGTGGTTACTTGGCATCTTGGTAGTAGGTTTAGTGGGTTCGTCGTTCTGGTTTCAGCACCACGTTTACGCGCAGCGAGAGGCTCGTATGAAGGACGATGTGATTCGTATAGCCGGAATGGTTTACTACGCTGCGTGCATGCAAACCGCTATTGATTTAGCTCAGAGCCTGCACATGAAGGCTGACGAACAGAAGCTTGATCCAATCTGTCAAGAACGCGCGATTAATTTTATCGCCGGAGCTACTGGTGGGCAGGAGAAGAAGTGAGAAACGCAATTGAAAATAGGCTTCTTGAGATTCGAGATATTGTGGTTTATGGCTTTAAAGTAACGAATCAAATTTGTAGTTTTGGTTATAGTATGGGCGTGAGTTTGAGCCCCAGTGAACGGGAAATGTGGTTGGCTTTATTAGCATTAGGGCTTTTACTCGCGCTGTAAGGAGTGTCATGAAGTTTATAATGGGAGTGCTAGTAGGTATCCTATTAATGTGTGTGACCATCGTTGCAATAGCTTTCACTCCCACAAAAAAACCGGAGATTCTTCCAAGACCCGAAATGATAATAAACAATAAAGCCGTTACACTTGTTAAAATACCTAATGGTCGCTGTACAGGATTTTATATTCGCACTGGGATAATTGTAACAGCTCGGCATTGTATGCCTGATAAAGCTAAAATTGGGACTCCGATTACAGTCGAACTGAATTCAGGGCTGACCGTAATTACGACTCTTATCGGATTTGGCGAAGGGGGCGTAAATGATTTCGCAATTCTTAAAGACCCTGAAAATCGAGCCGTGTCCATGCACAACTATAACAATATTGTTTATAGCAGTTCTTTGTGTGCCAATATTAGGTACGACGGTGTTACCAAATTGCAAACTATGACTCCTTGTATAGTGGGCTCACCAAGCGCTGAGTGGATGGGCTTCATAGTAGTTCATGGCATCGTGAATCCCGGGGATTCTGGGGGACCTCTAGTAGACGCCAACGGTTTGGTTATTGGAGTTATGGTTCAGACAAATCAGAGCACTTTTGAGGGCGCGGCTGTGTATATCTGGCGAGTGATTAACAAGCTCGATGAAATACAGAGGCAGTAAATGGATTCAAACTTTTTTTGTTGGTATGTTTGGAAGCGCTCAGTGACTAACCCGGACTTCAGGGTGTTACAGCAGTCGGATTTGCCCAGTACGGGATTTTCGTCCGTGTACGCAATTGACGAGTCCAGCGCTGAGGCTTTACAAAGGACTCAGAATTATGTTGGATTTAAGGGAGTGGTTTGGTCGGATAAACTGTGGATTGACGCAGACACGGAAGAGGCCGCGATTAAAATTGATGCCGGACTCCGAGAAAGTGGTTTGGGATTTACAAGGTACACTACGGGGAATAGAGGGGCTCACTTTGGCATCAATCGAGAGGCCGCTCCTTCACAGCTTTTACCTGAACAGGATAAGGCTTGGGTTAAAGCGCGCTACCCGGAAGCAGATTTGAAGTTGTACGGACATTTGCATATGTTTAGGCTTCCCGGGACGGTGCACGAGAAGACAGGAAAGCCAAAAGAAATAGTCGCAACAGTTGAGGGCACGACTATTATACACGGGAGACCTGACAAGAAACGGGCTGTCCAATCGTTGGGTTCATTGATGAATCCTAGTACAGAGTCTGTGTTTGTCGATAACACGATCATGAATAACTCAGTTCCGTGCACAAATGGCCAGCGTCACTACGCATTATTGAGTGTGGCCACTAAATTTTCAATGCGCAAAGAAGATCCTAAAATTGCACTATGGTGGCTCAGAGAAATTAATAAAATGTTTACTGAACCTAAAAGCGAAGAAGAGCTTAATAAGCTAATCCATTGGGCATACGAGGAGCGTGATCGTGACTAAGAAACCTTTTGACTTGCACGGCCATATTGAGCGGCAACTCCGAAAGGTGTGGCAGTGGTTCCCGCCTAGGGCTGAGGCTAGGAAGCGCGTGCAGGTTGGTAAAGACTTGTTTACCTGTGAAAGCTGTGGGAAACAGTTCACACGTAAGGAGACACACGTTGATCACAAACAGCCAGTGGTAGCGGTTACGGGCTGGGTGGATTGGAATACATTTATAGATAAGCTTTTCTGCGATGTGTCAAATTTACAAATACTGTGTAAGAAGTGTCACAAAGAGAAAACGAACGCGGAGAATAGGACGCGGCGTTTCGATTGGGGTGGAATGAGATGAGTGATAAATCGAGTAGCGTAAGTTACGGATATTGTTGTCCCAAGCATGATAAATATTTCTTTATGGAGAGCGCTGAGAAGGGCTCCTACGTCGGTTCTTGGCAATGTCCGGATTGTCTAGATGAACAAGCTGGTATGTGTAATAATGGCGCTCTTAGTGGACCTACTCCCTCGATGGAAAATAAACTATTAATTGTTGAAGATGGAAAAGAATCTCTTGCTGAGACTAAGGGAATACGATATAATACAGATAAAGACAAGCTATCGTGGGTTCCTGCATCATTAGAGAGAGCGGTAGCTAAAGTTTTATGGAAAAGCTCAGCTGAGGGTGGGGGTAAGTACCCGGCCCAGAATTGGCGAAAGGGCATGTCGTGGAGCGAAACTGGAGAAAGTTTAATGAGACATGCCAAACTTCTTATTCAGGACGGAGAAGAAATTGATAAGGAATCTGGGTTACCCCATATATTCCATATAGCGTGTAATGCAGCTTTTTTGATTGAATACCGAGAGACGCATCCCGAATTGAACGACTTGTATAAAAAGGGAGGAAATAAATGAAGCAGGATCGAGAGAAAGTATATATCGCTGGCCCGATGAGCGGGCTTCCACTCCTAAATTTCCCGAGCTTTGATAAGGCCGCTAAGAAGTGGCGCAAAGCCGGATATGCAGTTGTTTCCCCGGCTGACCTTGACCGCGTTAACGGTACTAATGAGTATACTCCAATGGAAGAGCGTTGCAGTTACAGGGATGCAATGAAGCGTGATTTAGCAGCTATTTGCGAATGTGATGCAATAGCGCTGCTTCCTGACTGGCAGAAGTCACCTGGGACAAAGGTTGAATTAGCTCTTGGTAGATTATTGAATTTGGCAATTTACGATGCAAAAACAATGAAGAAAATGAAATTTGAATAGGAGGATTCATGACAGACGAACTAAAAGAACTAGCTGAACAAGAAACGCAAAACCCAGAAGAGATGATAGCTCCAGCTGCTGTGGAAGTGGCTTTTCCCAAGATGGTGGATGCTCGACATCAGGCAGTTCAACAATTCCGGAAAGGAGTGTTGCAGCTTCTAAATCAGTCGATTACTGGGGGAATCAATAAAGCGATTGTCGAAGTTAGTATGGTCTCCGATATGATTGTTGACGAGACGTCGGAAGAGTTGAAGCTGCTTGGTTACGATGTGTCTTTTAGAAATATTGTTAAAAATAATGCAGGTTATACCAGTAAGAATATGGTGATATCTTATGACTGGAAAACAAAGTAAATGTCAGGCTCCTGGTTGTGAAAGGAATGTGAACTCCAGAGGCTATTGTTTTGCCCACTATCATCGAATTAGACGACACGGTTCTTTGGAAAATATAAGGGATAAAAATAGTGAGCTTGATTCGATGTTCAAAAGGCTCGCTGAGCAGATTGCAATTGAGAATGAGGAGGTTGTTTCCTATGAAGAAGAAAAATCTATTTCAAGTGACGAAGAGCTTGAAAAATTGCTCAAGGCTGCGTACGATCTTGTACGTTCCAGACGTGCATCGACCCTACCACGACGAAAAGGCATTTCAGCTAATGCTAAAAGTCGCAAAGGACATCGGCGTTGACCAGATAGAGGTTTTAGGGGACTTCCTGGATTTCTATTCAGTCAGCTCCTTTTCTAAAGACCCTAATAGAGCGAGTAGGTTAGACAGTGAAGTGGCTTCTGGGAATGTGGGTTTGGACCAGCTGGATAGTCTGGGGGCTACCACCAAAGTGTACATAGCCGGGAATCATGAGGATCGTTTGGAACGCTACATGCGAGATAAAGCTCCCCAGGTATTCAACATGGTGCGCTTGGAAAAGATTCTCAAACTTAAGCAACGTGGATGGCAGTTTGTACCCTACAAAAGTGATCATAAGACAGGCAAGCTCTTCTCGACTCACGACGTTGGAGCTACTGGGCGGTTTGCAATTTACCGCTCCATTGAGATCTATCAGCATAATACAGTTACAGCTCATACACACCGTATGGCCTACATGGTCGAGGGCAATGCTTCCGGAGAAACGCACATATCTTGTTCTTTTGGTTGGCTTGGTGATGTAAATATGATAGACTACGAGCATAGGGCTAAAGTTCTAAGAGACTGTACATTA